GGTACTGTTATAGATCAAAGCGCCCCTTGCCGTGATGGTCGCCGTCGTGAAACTGATATCAGCAAAGTCTGTATATCCCGTTGTTCCACTACTGGCTGGGTCAATCCTTGTCAGGCTACCACCGCCCGTAACGTAACTCCCACTGGAAGCCACCTCACCAGTCGTGGTGAAAGCCGTAGTGGCCGCTCCCAAAGTAGCCGTGGTGGAGGATTTGCCACCACTGCCAATGGCGTACAGGGCCAACTTGAACGTATCCCCGCCAGAGAGCAAAAAGTTATGGACAGCCTCAAGAAGCTCCTTCTTGAAGGAAGTACACATCGCCGTTGTAATCGCCATATCAAAGGCTCCTTAGATTTCCCGCTAGTTCAGGATAACCAGCATCCCGTAGCTTGGCGCAAATAGTTGCCCGATCCTGATCCACGGCAACCTTCAAGTACCCAAGTATAACCTCCTCCAAGACAAATTTGAAGTCTAGCACTTGGTCCCGAAGAGGCGCAGGGGTGTCTTTCGCCACATACAGTATCTTATCAATGGCTATTTTGGCTATTTCCTCTACGGATAACCCCCTGTTATTCGTGGAAACAACGCCAACGTTCCCCACAGACAGCGTAGCATTTACATCAAACATTTCCCACCTTTTGTAAAGGAACGACCGTATCATGCCGTCCATATAAGAAGAGCCTGTCGGAATCCTCATTCAAGGGTTCAGGAGGAGTGGATTCTGACTGTCTCGTTATAGTCAAACTTCCATCCGAAATGGACATCACCAGAGGATCGTCTAACCGATGATACCCGTAAAGCTTTTCCGCTTCAGGGACATTTGTGTCCAAAAGGGTGGAATCATGGGCAACTTCAACCTTCATACCCCGTGCAATGGCTGCGGAAAGCCAAAATTCAGCACAAGCTCTTCCCGCCTCTGCCATGACAAGGTTGGATTTATAGGAATAATCAATCCCATAAAGGTATAATTTGGCAACTCTCTGGTACACAGCAAAGGCTATGGCATATGGGACGGTGTTGTTGAAATAGCAAAGGCCCGTGTCCTTGACCACCTCTTTCAGGGGATAGAGAGCAGCACCTGGAACCCTTTTGTCCAAGGTGCAGGTATAGATTGGTCCTGGATGTTCGCCCAAGGATTTCCTCATCGCATCTGTCTGGGCACCCGCATTCTCGGTATCCAGGAACCGTGCTGCTGGATCCATCATAAAGACGCGGTCATGCTTGATCGGGACCATCATGGAATTGATAGCCCAAACCTCGTCATAGACCTTGCCATTAGCGGCAGAGGAAGTGAAGGTTCCCTGTGTCCCGCCAAGACCTACAATAGCGACTTCTGCACCGTTTAAGTCCTTATCTATCACTGAACACCTCTTCTGACAGTGTCGTACCTGTACTGATCCTGAGTCTGCTCACCTTCCCCTAAGTTCTTCAACCATTGGATGGATTCCTGGAACCTGCTGTTATAAAGCGTCAACAAATCCTGCTCACCTTTCATAAAGGTATAAGCTTCCATCAAACTGCCGTACAAGAGGCCCAACTCAGCATTCGTACCAAGCCAACTGGTTCCATCATCTGATGCAGTGATGGACTGGGGGCGATAGAAATAGTGCAATTCGGCTGCATAACTGCCGTCTGGTGTAGGAGCCACGATGAAACTATTTTCGTCCCAATCGCCATAATATCTAGGCACCCCCGTCGTAGTAGGATCAGGCGTATAATCCTGGAGGAAGGTCGGATGTTTATATTCAAGAAACTCGTTATTGGAACTGTTCACAACACTCAGGGAGAAAGGGGCCAAGAAATCTGTCGGCTTCGTCAGGAACTTCACCGATTGCGTAACCGTACCCGTCACATTCTTCCTGAAGTCATCTAACTGACACTCCTTCAGGATGCGTTCTTCCGCATTCAGGATGAATCTGGTTAGCTGACTTACAAAGGTGCTCTCCGTATTATCTGTATAATCCTGTATGGTGGTCTTTAAGGTAGTGAAGGTAAAAGCCATATCATGCACTCACGGTTACAGGACCGGCAGAGACGCTTCCGCCGCCACCCCGGACATTACCTGTCGTTGCCGTTCCACTCCCTGAGGTGAATGAGTAACTGTCATCATCCACCTTGGTTATGGAAAAACCATCCTCGTCCTCGATAGCAGCGGAAGTGAACCCGTCAAACGCTTCAGAGGAACGGAAACGGACGGTATCTCCCGTGCTTCTTCCATGACCGGGCTCTGTCACAGTTATGACGGCAGATCCACTATCTCCAGAAAGGAAAGGATTGAAAGGAAGAAGAACTGTAACAGCCGGTTCCGCTCTATCCGGACGCGGATCTTTCAAGGCTTGAGGATCGGCGGGCGTCTTGACGACAAACAATTGAGGCTGTTTAGATTCCCATTCATCCTTGCCAACAAGCATACCGGTCCATTCTTTACGCATATTTCTGAGTTTATAGGCCGCACCGGACCTGTCCGAAATCCCAAGGGCATACTTATTTGAGGCATATTTAGCCATTACGAAATCGCACTTAAAGAGTTGTAGGTCGGAACCAGAACAAGATTGGCCTTGTCCCTGTCTTCCTCTGCCGCCCGTAGGAATTCCTCTTCATACAAGACTTTCAAAATCTGGATTCTATCGGGGGCCTTCTTCAAGGCAATGTAGTAGGCTAGCCCTGCTGCAAGACATGGATAGAACCTGAAAGGCACCTCGACAGTGTTTACCGACGTATCTGCATCATCAATCCGGACCAAACGGTCATAGATGAACTGGTCGGTGCTATTCTCGGGTGTCGGCCAAACTTTGACAACCGGCGTAATCAATCTATCGACGTAAAACTGAGTAGGACGCCCTTTGGTGGATTTTGTGGCAATATTCAGATAGTCGTCCCGGCTAATCCTCGTAATTGAAATATCAGAGCTATCGCGTCGTATGACACCTGAAAGAATATCAATGGTAGATTGAGTATCTTCTAGGGATGCCGTGGATGTCGTGGTGGTCGTGGCTGAACTGGAGGAACCCGTTATCGTCTCACCAGAGGTAAAAGTTCCGGACGGAACCGTTATCGTCATAGACGTAGAATCAGGTTTCGTTATGAGAGAGGCGGTAGCGGCACTCGTACCGCCCGTGATTGTCTCAGCTATCGTAAAGCTACCACTATCACTTACGGAAAGAGTAATAGTGCCCACCGGATATTCTGAAATGGCTTCGGCAACAGTCTGCGTGGTCTGACTTATCGTCCATCGATTGAGACCTCGGTTGGCCCAATCAGCAAATAACAGATTTAGAGACCTTCTCGCAGTCTTGGCATCATAGCCAGTGCGAAGCTCTAGGCCACAACGCTCAAAGGCTTCCTCGATGTATTCGGCTACATTAAGCTCAAAGTCCTTAGATCCAGAGACTGCCATGGTATTTAAAACCTTTCATCCTAACCCCAAAGAGCGGTTTTCACGGCAACTCCCAAATGACCAAGAACTAGTAAGCCCACAGTCCACAAAACCTTTTGGATACCATCTATCGACTTTTGAAGATGAGCAATGTCATTACTCTTTATGGTATCCAGCTTCTGTCCCAGAAGCTTGAGTTCCCCACGAATCTCTATGATCTGTAGCTCATTCTTCCGATCCAGATCTTCCATAACCTACTCCATTAGTACTCTTTCAAGCAGTAGAGAACTACGGAATAGGTGTCCCCGCTAGTGTGGCCTACAGTCGTGAACTTTATGTCCCCTGTCTTACCGCCAGAAGCAGCCACATTAGGAAGACCACTAATATCGGAATAGTCCAAGGTGTCGGAGTAGTCCGCTGGAAGCTGTGCAGCAATAACGTTGGTGGAGGCGTTCCAAAGAACCTTGACCCCCATCCCAACATTGGTGAACACAACCTTCTGAAGACGTACTCCTGTGCAAGCATCACCTTCCGGAGAAGTGGAAAGAGCCGACACATCTACCTTGGTAACAGCCGATTCACCTGTACCATCACTGGTGTTGGTACAATAAATAACAGCCGTCCGAGACCCATCGACAACCGACGTGGTAGTTACGGCATCTGCCATGACCTACTCCTTAATCTCTCCCGAAAGCACCATCATCTTGTACTTAGAGGTTCCGGGAGGAGGAAAGTCCTTTTTAGAATCGATCCCATAAGAATATTTAGAATCCTTCTTTGGACTTGTCCTGACCCACGCCTCGTTTTCAGGAGTGTTGGGGTCGTCAGCAATAAACGCACCTTTCTTGGTACGTGCTCTTGTCTTAGCCATGACACCCTACCCTTTACGGTTGGATATTGAACTGGGTCATGCCATTGGTAATGCGCTGGGCAGCAACGTTGATATAGTCACACCAAGCTGCATCTGCAGTTGTCGTCCCCGACATGGCACAAAACCAAGGGGTGAGCGCAGAAGTAGGGATGTTCGCAGTTGTCGTAGTCACAAGAACACGATCAACGTAAAATGCGACCTGTCCCGTTCCTTTAACAACGAAACCAAGTGTACGAACATTAGTAATATTGGAGCTTGATTCTGCGCCATCTGCAAAATCAATCCCAGTATCCGTCTTGGTTTCGGTTCCACCGCTATCGCAATTGGCGTAGATATCGGCAGCGCCTTCTACCAAAAGGAAGCCAATCTGATTGTTAGCAGTGAATGGAACGCCCGTAGCAAATGTGCCGTTTTCGGCAAGACCGACA